AAAATCGCAGACCTGAAGGCCAAGGAGGGCCTGACGGTCTCTGAGTTCGGCGAGCTGTTCCTGGCGCTGATGCGTCTGTGCATCGAGACCGCCGAGACGATCAACGCCGCCGGCCCCCACAAGAAAGTAATGGTCCTCGACGCTCTGGGCATGCTCTTCGATGCCGTGGCCGACAGGGCTGTTCCGGTCTACGCCTGGCCCCTCTGGGTCATCTTCAGGCCGGCCGTCCGCACGGCCCTTCTGTCTGCGGCCTCTGGCGGCATTGAGGTCATTCTTCAACTGGTCAGGAAGTAGGAATGGTCGCCATCACCTGCATCGCTGTCGCCGTCACCCTGCTGGTCTATCCGGCGGTGAAGGAGAAGCTCCAGAAGTCAGCCCCCGAGCGGCCGGCCCCCAGGCCTGCTGCCAAGAAGCCTGCCCGCAAGAAGAAGGAGCAGAACCGTGAGTGACAAGCTCCGGCACTACCTGGCGGCCTTCTTCGGCGTGATCGGCGGCCTGGCCATGCTGGTCCCCGACCACAAGGCCCCTGCCCCGTCCCCCTCGCCGACATCACTGGTCCTGGAGGGGAAGTTCATTGGGTCCACTGCGGCCGAGGATGCGGCCTGCATCGCCGCCCTTACCGACGAGCTGGCCCGGATCATCGAGTGGGACGGCCAGGCCACCGAGAAGCACCCCGAGCCGTGGCTCAAGACCGGCATTCACTTTGACGAGCTGCGGATAGCCGCCCGCGAGGGGCGCATGCGGGGCCAGTCCATCGGCGAGCGCCAGCCCAAGGTCCGCGACGAGATCCGCCACTACCTGGACGAGGCTGTCGGCATTAGCGGTGGGCCTGTCAGCCCGGAGCAGCGCGCCAAGTGGGTGGACGCCTTCTTGACCATCTCGGGGGCAGCCAGCCGTGCGGCAGGGAAGTAGCTCAAAGCTCGAACTCCGGGTCCTTGCCGCCGTCGCGCTCTTCGTGGCGGCCGGCATCGCCTTCTCGCTTCTGCCCAGCAGGAGCGCGAGCAACTTCGGCTACACCCCGGACCCCGAGGGAACCAAGGAGTTCCTGTCGGAGCTGGACAAGCCTCTGTTCGCCCAGGCGGGAGCCGAGGCCATCCGCGAGGCCCGAGGCAAGGACACGTTCCTGTACCGAGCGGCCATCAAGGCACACCAGTCCCTCTACAAGGAGCCATGGGTAGTCGGCAGGCAGGGCATCGGAGACTGTGTGTCATGGGGATTCGCTCACAGCGTGTGGATGGCCCAGAGCGTGGACTGGGAGACGGGCAGGCTGGCGAACCCTCCTCCGTTCCCCTGCACGGAATCTTGCTATGGTGGCAGCAGAGTAGAGGCCAGAGGCAAGAAGCAAGCCGGCTACTCGGACGGCAGCTATGGAGGTGCCGCAGCGAAGTGGCTCCGCGACTGGGGCGTCATCTACCGGGATCGCTACGAAGGACATGACCTCCGCCAATACTCCCCGGACCGCGCCAAGAGCTGGGGGAACTGGGGCAATGGCGGACAGGACGACAACGGCAAGCTCGACGACATCGCCAAGCGGCACCCGGCCAAGCACGTTGCGCTGGTCAAGACCTTCAAGGAAGCCGCCGCCGCCATCGAGTCCGGCTTTCCGGTCGCAGTTTGCTCTGGCTATGGCTTCCGGTCTGCCCGTGACGCCCAGGGGTTCTGCGCGCCATCCGGGTCATGGGCTCACTGCATGGCGCTGGTGGCTGTCCGCTACGACAGGCCCGGCTGCCTCTGCCTGAACTCCTGGGGTCCGAACTGGGTGTCGGGACCTAAGTGGCCAGAGGACCAGCCTGACGGCTCCTTCTGGATCGACGCCAAGCACATCGACGGCATGCTCTCCGGTGAAGACTCCTTCGCCGTCGGCTCCGTCGAAGGCTTCGGCTGGCGCGACCTGCACCATGGCGAATGGCTCGCCCCCGCCCCAGCAGCCTACTCGTTCCTCCTGGCTTTGTAGACGAGGTTGGAAGATGGTCACGATGCCCCGCCCCACCCTGATCCTTGTGTGCCTGGCGTGCCTGTATGCGGGCTGGGTTGTTCGGTCCGAGGTCCCGATGTCCCCGCTGGAGCAGAGGCCGATCCTGGCCGCCGTGGTCCGCTTCGCCAAGACGGCGCTCTGGTTCGCCGCATTTGCCGAGCCGGCCCCGCCCGACTCCCGGGCCGTCGAGGTTCAGTCGGTGATGGTCGACGAGCAGGGCTATGCCCACCTCAATCACGCAAGGGGATGGTGATGAGCTTCTGGGAATGGCTGATTTCCATCCTGGTCTGGCTATCGGCTGACCCCAATGTGTTCAGCGACCAGCAGCCGCGCGCCGCAGCAGCCGTGAGTGCCGCCTACGCCCAGTTTGTTCCCGTAGCCCCCGCCCCGGCCCCTGCCCCAAGCAAGTGCGTCTGCGGCGGAACGTGCAAGGACGGCTACTGGAAGCCGGACGGGCGCATCGTCCAGCCGTGCCCCTGCCCATCCACCTGCCAGTGCAAGTCCAAGAAGTGCCCTACAGGGAGGTGCGAGAAGTGAGCGACATCATCCGCAAGCTGCGCGGAGCCTGGTCCCGGAAGGAGGGTCAGGACCCAGAGGGTGGCCTGAATGAGCGAGGAAGGGCCGCCTACAACCGCGAACACGGGGCACACCTCAAGCCCCCGCAGCCCCAGGGCGGCCCAAGGCGCGACTCCTTCTGCGCCCGAATGCAGGGCATGAAGGAGAAGCTCACGAGCAAGGAAACAGCCAGCGATCCCGACAGCCGCATCAACAAGTCCCTAAGGGCATGGAACTGCTGACATGAGCGACCGCATCCGGCGAATGATGAAAGAGCGGCAGGACGCCATGCTGGCGGCAGCGCAGGCTTCGAGGCCGGTCGACCTGGACAACTACGAGAAGTCCATCAAGGAGCAGATGGCGGGGGACATGCAGGCCAACGAGATGAGCCCAATCCCCGGGACCCAGGACGAGATCATGGCTGCCTACGAGGCGCTCCTCGGGCCCTCCATGGCCAAGCAGATCGTGGAGCAGTACCTGACGCGCTCCGGCCGCAACCTCCAGCAGGAGATGGGGTCGGGCGACGACGCAGCCCTGATGAGGCCGATGATCTCCTCGGTCATGCAGCTAGACAGGTGATCCATGGACTCGCCCCCGCTCCCCAAGGCCTCGACCCGGCAGTGTGACACCTGCGGCAAGGTCAAGGACCTGACCCCCAAGAACTTCCCGAGAGCCCCTGGCACCCAGGCCAACTTCCAGGCCACCTGCAAGCGATGCAAGCAGGCGATTGCCAGGAAGAAGAAGCTCGACCGCATGGAGGGGGCGGCGGTCGACACGTTCATCGAGCGGGTGATCTCAGGCGGCAACAACGTGCCGCACACCGCCGAGCTTCTTGAGTCCATGATGCACTACTTCGGGGGCGTGAACGGCTTCGCCAGCATGGCCATGAAGCAGTATTGGGACAGCCCTCCCGGCAGCCGCATGCGCAGTTCGCTGCTTGAGATGATCGTCCGGCTCGCCGCCAAGAACACGGAACAGGGTGGCGCTCGCAAGCCAATTCAGCTCTACACAGAGGAGGAGCTTGAAGGCGAGATCAACAAGCGCCTGGAGCAAGCCGTGCTCACCTACGGCGGAAGGAGATACCTCAATGCCCCGTCGGAAGAAATCGCCTCCATCGGTGACCCCGCTGCCAACGGTCCAGAGCATCAGCTCGTTCCAGAGGGAAGAGCTGAGGACCTTGCAGGCCGAATTGAACGAGAGGCGCATCGAAGCCTTGAGGCTATACAGGCCAACGCCGCAGCAGTGGGAGTATCACCAGAGCCTGGCGAGTGAGACTCTTGTCATCGGCGGCAATCGGTCCGGCAAGAGCCTCTGCACGTTCGTCGAAGACGCCTGGGCCGCCACCGGAACGCACCCCGTGGAGGGCAAGTACCCCAAAGAGGGCGGCAATCTCGTCATCGTCGGCGCGAATTGGAAGCACATCGGGCTCGTGGTAGTGCCCTATTTGTTTCGCGCCGGGGCCTTCAAGATCATCAAGGACCAGGCCACCGGGCAGTGGCGCGCATTCGACCCGATCCTCGACGCCGGCCGTGAGCGCGATGCCAAGCCCGCCCCGCCGCTCATCCCACCCCGCATGGTGAAGAGCTATTCCTGGCTGCTCAAGTCGGCCGGATACCTGAACTCATGCGAGCTGGTGAATGGGTGGACGATCAACTGCTTTTCGTCAGAAGGAGATCCTCCGCAGGGGTTCAAAAGTTCGCGTGTCCACATCGACGAGGACCTCAACAACGAGCAATGGGTCCCTGAGATGCAGGCTAGGTTGGCTGACCTCAAGGGTCGCTTTACCTGGTCCGCTATGCCCCATAGCAAGAATGAAGCCCTGATCGGACTCAACGAGCGGGCCGAGAAGGCCGAGGAGACGGGCAACACCCAGGACATTCGCCGCTTCGTCCTCCGATTCCTCGACAACCCGCACATCGACGGTGACGAGAAGCGGAAGATGATCGAGCGCTGGTCGGCCATCGGCGAGGACGTCCTCCGCCAGCGGTCCGAGGGCGAGTTCACGACCGACAGCATCCTCGTCTACCCCAACTGGAACATCTCCATCCACGGCATCGACCGGGCCGAGCTGCCCGGCGGTCAGGTGCCGGCCGAGTGGTGCAGGTACGCCGTCATCGACCCCGGGCACGCCGTCACCGCCGTTCTATTCGCGGCCGTTCCGCCCGGCGAGGACAAGATCCTGCTGTATGACGAGCTGTATATCCGCAACTGCAACGCCATCATCTTTGGTCAGGAGTTCAAGCGAAAGGTCGCGGACCAGGAGTTCTACGCCTTCCTGATCGACGCGCACGGCGCCAGGCTCACGGACATCGGCTCCGGCAAGAGCCCTCAGGAGCAGTACAGCGAGCAGATGGCGGCCCTCGGCATACGCTCGAAGGTCACCGGGGCGAGCTTCATTCCGGGCTCCGATGACGTTCAGGCCGGGCTTCAGGCCGTCAGGACGATGCTCCACATCCGCCCCGAGGGGTCTTCCCGGCTGCGGGTCCTGCGTGGAGTCATGCCGAACCTAGAGAGGGAAATGAAGCGGTACAAGAAGAAGGTCACTCATGTAGCCGGAACATCCATTGTCACAGACGAGCCAAACAAGCGAGGGGAGTTTCACCTGGTCGATTGCCTAAGGTATTTGTGCGCTTACGAACCCAAATACCACAGGCCGACCGGGAAGATTGAAGTCCCCTGGTGGCAGTCGTGGAAGGAACGGCGAGACCGCGAGAAGCAGACCTCCTGCGTGTACCTCGCGCCGTCTTCGTACTCCGAGCAGTGGATCGCCTGATTCACTGTTTGCGGGGCCGGGAAAACGCCCGTAAGTTCCGGTCTCTCGCGTCAAAGACGCCATCTACAAGGAGGAAATCGTGGACATTTTTGCGCAGCCCGAGCTGGGCGTTGGGGACATGGTCCTCTGGTTCTCCAACCCCTTCACCCCCCAGGACCCGGTCATGGGCTGGGTGTCACGGAAGCCCGGTGCCCAGACCATAAATATCCTTGTCTGGGCCGAGGATGCCGGCTTCGTCGAGAAGCCCTCGGTCCGGCACGTTGACGACCCTTTCTGGAAGGAGTCCGAGTCTGCCGCGAGCTGGGGACGGTGGGGCGCCTACGCCCTGCACCCCCACACCAAGGCCCTCAAGGAGCTTCAGGCCCTGCTGACCAAGCAGAAGATCGACTCGGCCAAGAAGAAGCCTTCAGAGGCCTAGCCGGCACCCGGTGAGCAATGGCAGAGGGCGAAAACTACGATCCGACGCTTCCGGTCGAGAGCGATCTCGGGCTGCCTGAGCTTCCCGAGGAGCAGATCGGCCAGAAGAAGATGGAGGACGCCCTCCGGTCCGTTGCCACCTCCTGGCTCGCCAAGCTGAAGCAGGCCGAAAAGCACAAGCGGCCCTTCACCGAAGACGCCAAGGAGGCGATGAACTTCTTTGACGGCAACGGGGACTGGTTCTGGAAGGACCGCAGTCCAGCCTCGCTGAACCTCTCCAAGATTCAGCCGCCCAGCTTCCGTATGGCCACGAACAAGGTGTTCGAGGCCGTCAAGCTCTTCGGCTCCGTGATCTACGCCCGGAACCCCGTGCGCACAGTCACGGCCCGGCCCTTTCCAGTGGTGCCCCCAACGGCAGTCGGAATCGACATAAACCAGCCCCCGCAGCTCGATGAGATGGGCCAGCCTATCCACGACCCAGCGGTTGAGGAGTTTGTCTCGCTGTCGAGGATGGTGGGTGAAGTCGAGGAGAGGCGCCGGGCCGTGAGTTCGCTCATGGAGGCGTACTTGAACTTCACGCCCGTCGAGTTGAACTTGAAGGAGCACAGCCGGCGGGTTGTGGACGAGGCCATCATCAAGGGCCTGGGGGTGTGGTGGACGGAGCTGATGGAGCTGCCGACCGACCCGTCGCCCGAGGACCCAGAGGCCGAGCAGACGTTCGGAATCGTTGGTTCGTTCGCTGATTCAGTGGACAACCTCCTCATGGATCCCGACGCCGACGAGCAGGAGGATCTGCTCTGGGTGGCCCGGCGCTGTGTTCACCCCATCGACGAAGTG